TTTTTGTTTAAAGTCCGAAATTGGTCCCTCAACCCAGACATATTATATTACCATCCTCCCCTTTTTGTTTATTTTTTATGTCACTTACATCACACAAGCTAAAGACTTGTGTGTTTTACGTTCCGTCTTATAAATTAGTCATTTGGTTTTAATATATAGTATATGAAGTACCTAAAAACTTATAAATCACACAAAAAGATGAACGAAGAATTCGTTGGTGGTCTTTTCAAAAAGATGAAAAAAATGGCCATGGAGAAGATTTCTATGAAATTTGCTCAGATGTTCGGAACAGCTAAAGAAGCTGATTCCGTTATGGAAGAATATAAAAAAGAGGTTATTGCTAAACAGAATGAGAAGATGAAGGCGTTAAGAGCCTACGCTGAGTATGTTAAGACAACTACCGAAGAGGGTGAATCTGATGAGAAAAAGATGGCTGAGTTACAAAATAATTTTGCCGAGAGTAAAACTAATTATGAATCACAGTTAAAAATGTCTAAGGAAAAGTTCGATATTAAATTAAATCAGATTGTCTCGGAGGAAAAGGATAAGAAGATAAAGAATTACATACTATTGAAGAAGATTGAGATGCAACAAGAACTACTTAATAGAGAACTTAGTCTTATAAATGATGAGGTAGGACTTAGTGAAGAACAACTGAAAGGAGATTCTAACCTACAAGCAATAATAGATGAGGTTCATGAGGCGGCTAAAAAAAATGCAGCCATGGAGAAGGAGCAAAGAATGGCTCTTAAACAGAAAGGTGAGGTAGCTACTGATTTCGATATGGATGAAGCTAAGAGAAACCCGGAAAAATATCTATGGGAAGAGTCTCCATTCGTGAAGGGTGATTTTGAAATTGGGAAGGGTGATCGTATAAAATATTTCTCGGTATCTAATGCTAAGAATAATGATAAGTATAAAGGTACAACTGCTACTGTGGAAGAATTAATCACTGGTGGTAATAAGGTAGGTGCTGAGAGACAAATATCTATTCGCACAGATTCTGAGGGTGAGGGATTTAAGATACCAATTGGTAAGATTATAAGTGTTGATAAGTACGATGCTCAGAAGGAGAAGGAGGAGAATCCTAAAAATACTACCGGGTATGAAGGAGAAAAAGTAAATGTGTAGGCGGAAACTAGTCAAACAAAAGCACAGGAAGAGGAAGAAGTTGCATCATCTGGTCCAGTTAAATCGACAGTTGGTGGTACTGTAGAGACCGGATAATAACAATTTTTATATATAAGACATGGTATGGATATCACAAAAGAGGCAAATGAATGACTTCTATAAAAAAGTAGATAAGATTGCTAAAAAGGGTAGTGATAATTATATCAACTACTATACATTCGTAGATGATTGTATAACTCGTAATCAATATTGGTTACTTACACAAGTACTATATCATAAATATGAATTTGATGTGAATGATTATCCTACGGTGAATGATATGAAAGCTACTAGTTGGGTAGAAATTATTAAAAACACACATTCTAACTTACAAGAGAGAAAGCAATCTTTATTGGTTAAAAATAGTGTGTATCAATTAGGTATAACATATTATGAAGATCTACCAATTACGGCAACGGCAACAAATCCATTAGGTACTATTGAAGAGGTGGATTATTTTTATACGGACGTTAACTTTGATATTTCACAGAATGAATTACAGAAGATAGTAGATAATAAAAGAACCTATTTAATAGCTACCTCAAATGGATCCACACAAAGTGCTTCGTTCTCATCATGGAGCAATAAACATAGGTATGATAAGAATATATTAGGTTTATATACGGAGGCTCTTAATTACTTAATTTAATATAGACTATGATGGTTTAGTGTAGTAGCTCATTAAGTTTATTATTCCTATGTAACTTCTTAGCAATTGGTAATAATTTATTCCACTCGTGTTTGCTATAAATAGTACTCAGTTCTTCAATATTATTATCGAGATCAACATCGTTAAATTTATAAAACCAAATGTTTAATAGTGTATTACGACTTTCTCCTGTATATATTCTACACTGTATCAACGGGTGTATAAAATCACTATGTAGTGATCCACCTTGACCCATATCATAGACATTTCGATTACCTTGAATCGATATTTCATTATCTTGGAATATTGTTACTATTATATGTTTCTTCTCTTCAAATGTCATTGAGTATGATATTAAGTGAAAGTTTTCTAGATAATTTCAATAGATATATCCAATCAACTTCCAAGAATATCCAATCAAGAGACTCTACCTTTTCTTCAAGATGGTACTCATTCATAAAAAATATCCAAGTTTCATCTGCTCTATTTATATCATCCGTATTTAAAGTACCATTATCGATATCTTCTTGTAAATCACTAACTATTACTTGGTCCTCTACTACATATTGTAATAGAATTTTGGCATTTTGTAACTTACTAACAATGAACATGTCTATATTCTCACCTTCGGGTAAGAGACATGGACGGTTTCCATTTGGTTCCATGGATATTTCTCTACCTATGAAAATACTTTTCAGTATATTTATTTTATCCTTACGATTCATATGATACAAAGATAGTTAAAATTATTTGTGTTTATTTTAGTTTATATTTTTTAAACAAACCCATTAGTCTATGCCTTGTTTGGTTATTATACACAACACCATTGTTGTTTAATATTTCCCGCTGTGTTAAATGCATCATTTTAGATAATTTTTCTTTACTTATATCATATTTTATGGGATTATAATTATACTTTCTATCTTCTATATAATTAAACCAATTTACATTTTCAATAAATTCAATATTTGAAAACTTAAAATAACACCCACCAGCTTTCCCACGACCGTTACATGAAAATTTTATAAGTTGTCTTTTTATCCCAGTATCTCTTTCAGCACCACGAACGCTTATAAATTTCTTAAGTGGGTTCATATTTATATCAAACATAACAACCGTTTTCTTGTTTTTATTATTAGCCCTAAGAAGAATCTTTGTTGACTCTTTGTGTTTTTTACCAGACCAATCAACACCATCACCTCCTGGTGTTTGATTTGTCAGGATGAATCCCCAACATATGAACTGTGATATCCAATACTTTTCTAAGTCGTTAATATTCATATCATCTCCGGTGTCAATGATATCTATTATTGGGTAATGGTTTTCAACTATTAGACTATTCAACCATACATTTTTATTTGTGAATGGCGCACTGTTTATACTCCATTCTGAAATATGTCTTTTTAATCTATCTTGTATATTATTGGTCTTACCGATGTATTTAACCAAACCATCTATTGGATCTGTTAAAGTATAGATATATTGTTCCATACTTTATATATTGAATTGTTATGTTCCCCTATTTGATATATTTGGTGCGTAAATACTTAACAATTTGATTAATTTTGTTTTATCACTTGTTGTTAAATTTAGTTGTCTATTATTGTTTAATAGTATCATAAACTCGGATACTATTTTGTTGAATTTAAATGAATCATTATAGTTGAATATTTTTTCTTCGAATGTGTCATAATCGATAGTATCGGTGCCTTCTCTAGACATCCATTCTCTGAACCTATTTATAAATTTCCGAACGCCTTTAATATTTTTATCAGACCATACACCACCATCGAAAAAATGTGATATAAATGATAGATATAATCTCATTTCATCGGGGTCATAATCGATAGGATCGACTACATTACCTCTGGATTTAGACATTTTATGACCATCGTCACCGATTATAAACCCATTATGTATTAATTTTTTAAAGGGTTCTTCAACTGGAACAACACCAATATCATATAAAAACATGTGTATAAAACGTGCATATATTAGGTGGTTGGTTGTTAACTCTGATCCACAGCAATAAACATCTACTTGTTTATATTTATCCTTGGAACATAATTCATTTTCATTACTCGGATCACAATATCTGATGAAATAGAATGATGAATCAACAAAAGTATCTATTGTGTCTGTTGATCCATCAATAGGTATTGGTGCTCCAAATTTGCGTTGACGACTGATTGACCAATCTCTCAAATTCTCTAACCAATTTAATTGCATTTTTTTTTGTGTGTTCCGGATAATCCAAATATTCAAGATTATTGATAAGTCTATCTTTATATTCGGTTATCTTGAAGTACCAAGAATTTAATTTTTTAGATTGTATTACACAACCACATCTATCACATTCATTATTGGATATTTGTTCATTGGCTAATGTGGTTTTACAAGATTCACACCAATTAACATCATCAAATTTTTCATAAGCTAGACCATGTTCTTTCAGTTTGGTGAAAATCCACTGTGTCCACTTTATATAAGAATCATCAGATGTTGAAAATTTAATATCATACTCAACACACATCTGTGATAATTGTGTTTTGAAATTTTCAATATTCTTGTTAGCAACAAGTTTTGGTTCCTTACCGATTTTCTCCGCATACAATTCAGTTGGTAATCCATGTGTATCAAATCCGAGTGGTTGGAATACATCATATCCACGATGCCTCCAACTCTTACAATATGAATCCATGATACCATATGAATATGCGTGACCCATGTGTAATCCATACCCAGATGGATATGGAAATGCTACTAGTATATATTTGTCTTCTTTAGCCATTTTGTAAATTTAGTAATTTTTTTTTGTAAATAAAAAACCTCAGTACCATTAAGATACTGAGGTTTCCGTCCTTTTATGAACATAACTATCTCAGTACCCGTGAGGATATAAGAGTAGTAAGTATGTGTTGAAAGTACGTATCATTGCTTTATTTATATGTCGAAATGTGTATTTAGTTTAACAATTGATTAATTTTAAATCTTTTGATGTCTCTATGGCGTGTTTTAGGAAGTATTCCCGGTCACCTTCAATAATATGTTTGTGTTTCAGATATAATTGAACAGTGTCATAGTCGATTATATGGTCTTTAAGTATCCACCAACCATGGTTAGTACCCACTCGATGATTGCCTAAGAATTGAATCTCATATAACCATTTTATTCGGCTGAACCATCTATAAACTTTTGATATGATATCAATTTCTGTTTCTCTAACTTCATTACCTATGAATCTCGACCAAAAGAAGGTTGGATTCTTCTGGATTTTTAACCCATTATAATCAATCTGTTCGTGTATTTTACCATGCCATCTAGTATTGGATACTCGACCCACTTTATATTGGTCATTACCATCACCTCGATCAAATCTCAATGTCTCATACGTTGCGTATGTGTCGTAATCACCTTCGAAGTTGTCTATACGGTCTATTTTCTTACCAGCTCCCAAAATATACATATATTCTTTGGGTGATTTATCCATCAGAGTATTCCAAGCAGCGGAATATCCCTCTTCTAGTAAAAAATTCCAAGGTAAGATAATATCACCATAGTCGTGGTTAAATAAATCTATGCGAGCGACTATAGCTGAGTCAGTAAATTCTTTTGTGTATAATAATGTTTCTTGTAGTACTTCTTCTTCACCGTAATGTAGAATTCCCACACTCAATTCATTCATATAGTTATATATCTAGAATGTCTTTTAGTTTATATTCTCTCAATTCTTGTGAAGTCATTTTTACTTTATCTCGTAGTTCTATGTGTGTAGTTGCCAGGTAATTGGACCCATTATAGAATATACCATTGTATAATTCCATGATAATCCATAACTGTTCTTCGAAACCATCATCATCGGTCCTACACCTATCTATGTATGATAAGGCAGTTTTGTGGTTTTGTTTATATACATTCATATTCAATTGTACAAGTTTATCCCATCCTTTCTTATTTGGATAAATTATAACTTTATCGTTGATGTTGAATGTCATTATATGATTTTTGTACCGAGAACTATATTCTCGTTGATGAATTTGATGATAAGTTCAGCATCCATTGTAGATTTGAACATGATGTTCGATCCGTGTTTATCTAACATAACGGCTTTGATTCCATTAAAATCAGACAAGTTGTTCAGAGTGTTGATACCACATTCCAAACTACCACACTGAAATGGTTTCTGTGAAGCCACTGGGAACAAACTAGTGTCCTTCATAGGATTGTGTGTATGTACAATACAATCATATCCAGGGTGAGCGTTGAACATCATCCATTGTGATCTGGCTCCAACACTTGGTTTGTTACTACCATATGCTGTGAATACTTTATCCAACACACTCACTCGTGTCATACCATTTTCGAACAAATCGTTATGATTTACAGTTCTCTGTGATGATACGAATGAATCATCTGATGTCTTGTAACAAAAGTGTCCGGGTGTGAAACCATTACCGTTGTTCTCGATGTACCCACCGTTATCAACTAAGTACCTCATAACCTTTCGAAAGTTGATTGGTGCTGCTGATAATGGTACGTTACTACCTTTAACGAACGTAGTTCTATTGTATGTCAAATCATTCCTATCCAGAACAAATTGTGTTAGGTCTAGTAATGCTTTACCTCTCGTATCATAATCATACCTTGATTCCTCAGGTGTGATAATCATATTGTGTCGAGTAACAGTATCGTTAGCCAATACTAGATTACACTTGGAACGTTTCATCATCTTGAGTGCAATTAGAAATTGATTATCGATAGTCTGATTTGTTGTAGTCTTGAAACCAACTAAGAAGATGTCTGGTCGTTTTCTTCGGATTTTATCTACTAATTTCTCAGAAGGTTCTAATTCTAGTTGGATTTTACCATCAGATGTGTTGAGTCTTTCACCATGGAATCCACGGTCTTCAATTACAACATTGTAATCACATAGAGCCATGTTAAGAATGATTGTACCAACGGTCTTATCTTGAATCAGTTCATCAATCAGTTCGGATACATCTTCGTTTGTTACAATGGATGAATTTTCTGGGTCAGCCATCTTAGTCAAGATTAACTCACGTTCTGTTTTGAGGTTTCGTCTTAGTGATACATCTCTGAATAGTTGGTCTAATTTTCTAGCAGTCGTACCAAAGGCAGGAGCTGATAAACTTAGGTGACTACGTATGGGTGAGAATGTACCTCCACCCATTATTACGATTCGTTTACTCATCTGTTTATATTTCACAAGGTTTTCCAAATCCATTACTATAATATTTCTGAGACTTTTGTATGTTTCTGAAATGAAAGAGTGTGTGTAATAATACTATTGATATAAAGGATATTGGCCGGTATTTCATATTATCTTTTTGGCATTTTACAAAAACTAACCAGACTGTGTTATCTTGTAGGTCGTTGAATATTGTACCATCCTTCTCATACTGACTCATCAGCTCGACAAACTGATTACAGAGATTCCAGTCTTTCTTAATGTTATTGAACATATTATAAATATTATTTATCCATTGATTTACCAATCTTGAAACCTACACCCAAACCAAGTAATAAACCTGAAAACCATACTCCTGTAAATATTGCTGCTCCCATGTTGTTTTTTTTTAATGTAACAAATGTAAGGATTAGTTTTTAACAATCAAAAGAATCCCGGTTTTAAAATCTCATTCATAACTCTCAACTCATCTCATTCTTTTCTGATGAATATCTTATTTACTTTTTTGGTGAATATCAAAGAGTAAAGTATGAATATCACAACGGATATGTGTAGAATAACCCAGAATATAAATAAGAATGGTAGTGTTATGATGTATTTCATTTTTTCTTTTTTCTTCCCTTGTTTATTTTAGTAACCCAATCAGATTTTAGACTCCATTCATGTCCATCAGTGAAATCGATGAAATTATTTGTATTGTTTCTCATAGTACAAATATAATAATTAATATATAAATAATGAAGTACTTAAAACATTGGCAAATATTTGAGAAGAAATCAATCAAAGATACTGAAAGTTATCGAGATGGTAATTATCATCAAGCAATAATGGATATTGCATACAATAAATGGGGGGATGTCAGTGATTTGGGTAATCAAGATCTAAGGTCGGAAACAACTACATGGGGATATAGTGATGTGTTTGAATTCATGGGTAAGTACGGCCCAGAATTTCAATTATTACTTTTAATTGGGAAATACGATCAACAAGTTAATAATGGTGGTCACTCACAATATTATGAAAATGGATATGCATCTCTAAATGCTCGTGGATCAGGTTCTGAGAAAGATAATATAGAATTACATTTTAATATGATGAAACTTATGGAATCAACCGGATTATTGGATAGAAATCCAGTCTGTAAGAGTGTATTTGAGATAATGCGTAGTTTCGGATCAGAGATGGAGGACTATGATGATCATTGTGGTGAATGTGATGGTGGGTCGGTAGAAGAAGAGTGTAGTGATTGTGATGGTGATGAGGAAGACTGTGGTACTTGTGATGGTGATGGAAATACCTACGAAGATTGTGATGCTTGTGAAGATGGATTTATATCACCCAATGTAAGTTATCTTGATAGTAAGTACTACGATATTAATGATGAGTTTATGTATATATGTAATACATATTCAAAGGAAGTACTGGATGATAAGTTAGGATAAAATGTGTATAGTATTGATTATTAAGTAAAAATTATTTACTGGTAAACTTATCTATCACCAAATATTTATATACGGAGTTCCAATCGGGAAATTTATCAGTGTCGAAGTGAATATGTTCTCCTTCGAATTCAGTTTGGCCATGTTCAGTTTGATCATCAATAAGGTAATCTCCCATCAGTAATGATTTATCACAAGCCATAACAGTCTTTTCGAGTACTTCAACACCTAAATGCACAGTTATCCAAACAGCTTTACCACTATAAGAGCGTGTGTTTAAAACTGATGGACGTGTTAATATCCAAACATCGTAATGTTCTTGTAGTTTCTTAAAAGTTTCAATTGATCCATGTATAGGTTCTAAATTCTCAAAAAATCCATCTGATGATTGTGGAAATAAAACATATGGTGATTCTTTCAAGTCTCTGTCTCTGGCTGTTACATAATCACATAATACGCCATCTAAATCTATATACAATCTTGGTTTGTTCATACTATCTTATCTTTCAGTTGGTACTGATGTATCTGGTTGAATATATTCTTCGAATAATTCCTTTTCTTTGAATAAATCAATGACTTCATTGGTACAATCAGATGTACCATTTGTATAAGCCAACTGTAGTTTGTTGAATACATGTTCAATTTTGTTTTTACCTGACCATTCTTCGATAACGGATGATACTGCTCGGAAGTTCTTATCGAGTTCTTCATTCTGTAACTTACTTATCATTTCTCGAAATTCATTCTCTAATTCGAGTGCTTCGGCCTGAAGTTCTTTAAACCTAAGTTGTTTGGTTTGCATTGTTTTCTCATCAAGGATTATTTGTGAATCCTTTACAATACCCTCAATCTCATCTCTAATTGACTCAACTCTGGTAGTGAATTTATCCTTCTCTTTGGTTATTTTATCCATTGATTGGTGATATGGTTTGAAGTTCTTTAAGAGTTCTTCTGTGTCTACGATTCTAAATTCCATTTAATTTTAATTGTTTTATGTTACTTATAGTTATTAAGCAAAGTTATGTTGTGGTAAATAATTATAAAAATTTACAACCGTTGTGTTCTAAAACAAATCGATGTATTAAGCGTGGTAATATATATTAAACTAGATTTTTATCAAAATCATAATTATCTAAGAAGTCATATAGATATGTTCTCATATCTATTAATTCATAAAAAGTTTAACTAATTACCTCCAATAGTTTAATATATCAAATATAATATCATCAACCTCAGAATCTGAATCATATCTCAGATTTGTATGTGATGTTTGGAATCGTTTCTTTGTCTCATCATTATTACTTATCACAACACACAAGTCACTCCTACCATTATATGTATTATGTGTGTGGTCTGCTATACGAATACTAACTGACTCATAATCTACATGATCTGGATCATCATACTCCAATCCATTTCCATCCTCAAAAGTTAAATTACCATCACAATCCTTATACAAATTCGTATATTTATTAAATCCATTACGCCAATTCCTTCCGAGTTCAGAATTCAATCTTGATATGACATCATCTATAATATCATCGGTTGATTTGTTCTGGTAATCCAGAGATAATAAATGACCAACATCAACACCTTCGTAAAATTCATCATAACTCACCCAATCTATGTCATATCTAAACATTTCTATTAGTTCAGAATCACTATATATACCTACATCATCAGAATCAATTTCTAAAATTTTAATCAGTTTTTCTTTTGATATTTTAAAATTATATGTATGAATATTTATAGATGAATTACTATCCGGATAAACACTATCATGTGATTCGGCTTCGGATATAGCTTCATCTTTACACAACCAAGAACCATAGATAATATACGAACTATCATCAGTATCCTCTGTCAAGGTATAAATTGTGAATTGTAGCAGGTTTTCTATCGTACCATGTAACTCGAATGTTTTAATATATATCATTATGTATATATTTAATACGTTTTCTCATATTTAAATTTACCAACATTATATATTCTTGGTATATTCATAGACTCTGTTATCTCCTTCTCCGTACCAACACCACCCAATTTATTTAAAGTAAACCTTTGTTTGTTCACCCTAACACCATCAACAATATATTTATAGTCTGGAGGTAATTCTTTAATTAATCGAAACCCTATCTTATCATACAATGATCCAACACTCCAATCCATATCGGCATATGATATTATACGTGTTGGTTTAAATTCTCTTTCGAAATATCTCAATAATCTCGAAGAACCACCAACAATTGATGTGTCTCTAATATTACAAAACCTAGATAAGTTCCACTCACCAACAGACATGATTGACCTACCCTCTCTTTGATCGAATGTCATAACAGATACGAGAATACCATCATGGTAGAGTCCTATTTTAACCGAAGAAGCAACATGACCCTGTAAATGGTTTTCATTTAAAAACATAACATGTGAATTATCTAAAATTTCCCGAATGTTACATTTCCTAGCAAAGATCCGGTTTTTTGTCAAATTCAATATATGACATACTTGACTCTTAATTATATCAGGTTTTTTATTCCAATCATCCTCCCAAATATTTATTATACGTATATTTTTATTTTTAAAATGATTAGATTTTACTCTGTGATAATTTTTATCCTTATATATATTTGAGTACCAATAAAGACCATTAAATTCAATACCAATCGATAAATTAGGTATGTAAATATCTATTTCGTATTTATCTCTATAATTACTAATTACCTCACCATCATATATACTTTTAACAAAATTAAAAACCACAGATTCCGAAATAGAATTCTGTGATGATATTGGATTACACGTAGTACAAATAGGTATTGATAACCTTTTACGATTGTGGAAATTGATACTATCAATCACATAATTATGTTCCTCTCCATTATCACAACTAAATTCGGAATTAAACTCACCAACATATCTTATATAACCCGGATAATTACTGATGTGTGTATTGGTCCTTAAAATATCATTGGACATTGGATTATATTTATTACTGTTTTTAAACTCTTCAGTATCGAAATAACTCTCAACACCATATTTTTTGAAGAAAAGAGATTTTAGATAATCAACAGTACTTGGTAGATTCATTATATTCTCAACACCATATCTATTCAACATGGTATACATCATCTTATCACGAACTACTTTATTAGACATTGGATTAATATACCCATACTTATCTAGATTTGTTAAATTCCTTTTTGATTTTATGATATCACTAGACATCGGATTAACACACCCATATCTATACAAATTTGTTTTGAATATTTTTTTACGTATAATATCGGACTGTAATAACACACCACCCCATTTCTCATTAAATGTATCTGATTTTTTACTCTTAAACTCACATAAACTAGACACATTTTCAACACCATATCTATTCATATTTGTTAACATCCTCTTAGAATTTATCATCTGCATTTCACCACTATCAAGACCTGACCAAAATTTACGCATTCTATCAGAAACTTTATCCGATTGATTCAACATCTTGGATCTCTTAGACTCCCTTACTTTCTCAATATTAGAAACATGATTAACCCCATACTTATCCAACACGGTTTTCTTAACCTTTTTCTTAACATCCTCTAATTTATTAGTGGAATCTACGCCATACTTTTCTAGATTGTTTAGTTTAGCCTTTACCGAGCCACATTTCACCGAACAAGCATACATATTACCAGTCGATATATTTGTATTATAATCTTTAAATATAATATCTCTCACCGATTCACAGAAATCACATTTTACTGAAACCGTACTATGAGAACCTTTTGGTAAATCACAGATATCTATCAATATTTTACCACCTATTACATTTTCATATCCAATACTCGAATACCTTTTATGAAACTTTACCTTTATTTTCGTAGTTATTAACATATATTATATATAATTATTTATGTTGTTTCCTGTAATGTAATTGTATTAAAAAGGGGGTGAATGTATTTAATACATTCACCCCCTTTAATGAAAAGTCAGGATAATATCTTATCCAAAGAAATCATCATCATCATCATCATCAGAAACTGTTTCTTTTTCAGTTTCTTCCGTTTTGAAGTTATCTCCGAATTCGAAGTCTTCATTAGTAGCATCACCATTACTGTTGTTGAAAGAGTTAGAAGACTTCCCAGTAAGGAAATTTGAAATCTCAGTGATACGAGAGTGTTGATCATCAGTCAATGCTTTAGGACCGAAGTCTTCAACATTATGATCTCTATCTAATAGAAATTCTCTAATTTTATCCTGAGCTTCAGGAGTAAACTTTTTGTTCTCATCAAGTGGAACATTCTTAAATACACCTCTATCTTTGAAATAAATTGGTAAGGAAGATGTCTCTGGTTTAAACATTGACATCTTGTAGTCTGGATACGTTTCGTTACCAGTTTGTATTTCCTTCACAACAAGTACGAAGTCCTTACCCACTGCTGGATCGAATACAGTACATCCCACACCAGTTATCTCACCGTTTTTCTCAGCCATAATCTTATCCTTTATGGTTACACCATATTGCATAATCATAATCTTACCAACCAATTCTGGTTGTTGATCATCCTCAATGACAAGTACATATGAGTAGTACTTACGTGAGTACTTTAAACATTTTGCCTTTTCCATAAGTATTGCATTCTTAGAGTTAATTAAGTTGAAATACAAATCACTCAAAGGACATTTTTCATCAAAGTTCTTTGGTGAGTCAAAATAACCACCAAGTTCTTTTGGGTTCTTAATATCCACATAGTGTGAAATCTTTTCAAGTGCTGATTGTCCAAGCTTACCATCCTCTGTTAGATTAGGTAGGAATCGAACTACTGCTCTATAACCTTTCTTTTTATCTTGAACTTTCTTCATATCTACTCTGTAGATTCCATCAGTGTTAGTTCTAGTAGTTTCATTCAAAAAGTCCATTTTTGAATCTAAACCGTCAAATAATTCATCTTTTAATTCTGCCATTTTTAGCCGTTGATTTTTTTACCCGAAACATTTGTTGTTTCGATTATTTATTATATCTTTGCATAAACCATAAGTTTATATTTTTACTAAAAAAGTTGGGCTTAAATATTAAGGTCTAACATAACCTCATAATATGGTACTTTATCGGACAGAACAACACCATTTATCTTATTTCTAAAATCACTTATCACACTCTTCACGGACATATAATCTGATATTTCTGACATGTATTCATCTAATTCATATTCCAAATCTTTCAAATAGGATATATTATCCTCCGGTGAGTTTTTTTCATCACCAATAGTTATAAATGCTGCTGGTGTAAAACTATCAACCAAGAGATCAACATTATAACCCTGATACCCATGTCTCATTGGGTAGAAATCGTCATTCCAATTAATACCCCACTTATAAGCATCGAAATTAACACACTTATATAAATCATTGGTAACATATCTCATTTCATCTTTCGTTCTGATACTAGTAATACTTCCACCCTTTTTGATACTGAGTGTAGGTTTTATGATACTAGTAAGTATCCTACATATCATCTTATCTACGTCACAACATTTCTCATTAGCCGGTAGAATACCCCTTTTTACATATTCATTACCACTGGTGAAGAATGTATGCCAATCAGCATACCGGTACACAGGTTCAATACCTACCTCACTTATGGATAAATTATCATTCATTCTGGTTTGTAGTACCTCATTTAAATAACCCCATTCAATTTTATCAAATAATACTCTCATAGATTTACAATTATTGACTACCTTATCAAAGATGCCCTCTCCTATAAAATGATCCGACCATCTCTTACCCCAATCATAATCCAAACCTATTTTACCGGGTGAAATAGTGTATTCCAATTGCTGATAAAATGAATAGATGGAGTAGTTTGTATCTGATTCGAATAATTTATAATTTTCCAAGTACTTCATTAACTATATATATATTTTATAAAAAGTAAGTTTGTTAAATAATATATAGTTAATGGAAAATATTAAAACATTCGATGAACTAAACGAAGAATTATTTGGAATTGGCAAAGCTAATCCTACTAAAAGACTCGTAGATGATATTACATCTGCAATACTGGACAATAAATCACTAATTCAAAGTGAAGGATCGATTATGTCATTCAGTATGAAATTACCAAATGGCCATGTAAGTATATCATCACCACAGGAAATAATAAAAGCGATGGAAACATCTCTCAAAGTAGATGGTGAAGATATCGAACTATCAAATGATCAGAAGAATCGAATACAAACACAGCTGAAAAACTATGTTACAAAATCATCAGGTAGTAGAGCAACGTTCGAAAACACTACCGATGTAGTTAAGTTCTCGGATTTTAAATAACGGACATAGTACCTTATATACATACATTTGTAAACATCAATATTAATTCATACATTTGTTATATGAAAATAGTAAAATTTTGGTTTACATCAGTACACGATGAACAACTTGTTGGTGTGATAAGTGATGAAGAAAAAGATAAAGTAACTGCTAAGTTTATCACCCATCTAGATGGTCGGTATGGAGTATCTAACATTGTTACGAAAGGTGATGAAGTTCGTATACATTGGACGGATGGTGAGAAATGTGTATCTGTACTTAAATTTGTAGATTTTGTGGTGAATGACTTCGTTAGAATAGATGAAATAATTAAGACTATTAGATAATTAAGATTCTTCTTCTATAACATGGTTAGACCAAATAAGTGTGAAATCACTTCCGAAATTAATCCGATCACCAACTCTCTGTGAAATTATTTCGAAATCTGTATCATCGTTATATACAATACTATCTAAATATTCTATCAATACAGTACTTTTATTATTACCCACTTCAGATATTAAAATAACAACCCACTCATCAGCACGTTTATAAATTTTAAGTGGTATCCATGGACACTCTGGGCCTGTAGATAGGCGAGCAAAATGAGTATCTAAGAATCCAACAATCTCAATAATTTCTGTACTATAATTCATTTTCTCACTTCCAATCCCCTCGATATCATCTATACTATCATCAAAATCTTCAAATATTTTAATATATTTCATTATACATCACTTGTTAAATTTGTTAAGTACTGTACGAAATTCTTCTTGATATCAGCTTTAACCTCCGGCTTATAATCCATAAATTTTTCACTAATCCACATATTTAGAGACTTTTCATCAGATCCCAAAAATTCTATCAACATCTCTTTTGAATTATCTGAATATTCTTTAATTATTCTATAATCTTCTTCATTTTTCAAATACTCGTTAAACTTTCTCATCTCAATCAGTTATTTTTTATTACCCTTAAATGGGTCAGTTAAGTTTTTAGAATTCCATCCAGGAATGAATTTCTTATTTTTTGCCTCGAAGTCCTGAAATGATTCCACTCCACTATCAATAACATTATGTATATGATTTAGATTTGATCCTTCCTTACTCATATCAGTTATTCTATCACCGATATCAGTACCTTTCGATAATCGTCTAACCATTTTCAATTGTTCCATAGACTTATTCTGTACTAATGATTCATTAATATCAGAGAATTCTTCGAATTTTTTAATATTTCTCATATACTATATATTATTTCGTAACATTACATTTATATAACGGAACGTAAAACACACAAGTCTTTAGCTGATGTGTAGTTCATATACAACACAGGAAAATATACAGACCGTTAAAGAGAACAACATCAAAGCGATACCACCTAAACATAAACGATCACCTTATTGAAAATTTTACTATCTTTACCACATGCATAAATTCATAGGTCTTCTTTTCTTCTATACAGTTGTTTTTCTGAATAAGAAAGAGAAGTATGATAAACCGTGGGTGGCTCTATCAACATACATCAATGAGAAAGCTGATAGATATCTCGGTTTTGATATCACTAAGAGTGATTGGGAACTGTTGAAGATATACTTCAAAGATTATCCAGAACCTGACTCAAAGGATTATTTACAACAAGAACACATCATTGGTCTGATGGATACTTTCCACAAAATTTTTGGTGAAACGTACTACGAATTACGTATGTATGGTATTGAGGAAGAAATAGAAATGGAACAAATTGATATGGTGTTCGAAGAATTACATAAATATGTATCGATAGTGGGTTCCAGTAATGGTGTATCTCTTGTATTATGTGATTGGTTAGAGAAAACCAATTATGATAAGAAGATGATACACAGACACATTAATTTAATAGAAATACTCGAATGAAAAAATCAAATATTATACATTACTTTATCTCAGGAACTATTGATGAGGCCATTACTGTCGCTAAATTAAATTTACCAACACAATACAAGTCAAACTCACTACTGAGTTACAAACCACACGGAGATCACAAAACATTAGCTTTCTATTCACTTAAACATGCTCGATTCGATATACTCGAACATTTCAAATATGATAAATTCACTGATAAGGAAATTTATCAATTGTGTAATCATTTAGGTGGTAAATGTAACAGATTTAAAGAGTGGATTGAGAAATTTAATGATAGTAATTACCAGAGATTAGTTAATACTGATTTTGAAGTAAATATAATCATTGGTGCTATCAAGCGATCAACCAATTTATAAGACGGAACGTAAAACACACAAGTCTTTAGCTTGTGTGATGTAAGTGACATAAAAAATAAACAAAAAGGGGAGGATGTTAATATAATATATAATATGTCTGGGTTGAGGGACCAATTTCG